CCTTTCCAGCGGCTGCACCAGTGCCAGGCATTCCGTCCATCATTCTCACTGTGTCAAACAATATCGGAGGTATCCAATGACCGTATCCATCAAGGTGCTGATTCCTGCAAAACAGGCAGAGAATGCACAAACTACGCAGTACACGGCCACGAACTGCAAGGCTCTGATTGACAAGTTCACAGCCACCAACACCAGCGCGGCCAACGTCACGATCAGCGTCAACCTGGTGACCAGCGGCGGCAGTGCGTCTACTTCCAATCTGATCGTGGATGCTCGCAGCATTGCACCGGATGAGACCTACACCTTTCCTGAATTGGTTGGCCAGGCGCTAGAGCCATCAGGATTTATTTCCACCATTGCCAGCGCAGCCACATCATTGACCATCCGCGCATCAGGCCGCGAAATCACGTAGGACACACAATGAAACAATTTATGATGATTCCGAAGGGCTTTGCCGGCCTGCCGATGGATGAAGAATTTATCACTACAGCTGAGAACAAGAAGAACACTCAGGTAGTGATTGACGATTGGATGCTTGGCCCTGAGAAGCCTTCAAACGAGCCAGGAGCGAACAAAATCTACTGGGTGGCACTTGGTAAGGCTATGCAGGTTGACGAGAAGGAGGCGCGTCGTAGGCGGTGCAGCAATTGCGAATATTACGACAACAGCACCATGACCCAGGCCAAGATGGAGCGCATTCCCCGCAACGATTGGGACACCGGCGCAGGGTTCCGAGGCTACTGTGAAAAGTTTGATTTCGTCTGCCATGACCTGCGAGCCTGCCAGGCCTGGGAAGAACGCGAATCCGAGATGGATTGAATATGTGCGAAAATTCTGCTGCTGAGTTATGGCATCCAGCGGCCTGCCCTTAACAGGAGTTGTGCATGACTGATTGGCTCAAAGAGAACCTGAAAAGGATTCTGCCAGCGCCAGCCGTTGATTGGCTACTCATGCTATATGAGGCAATCCAGGTCTTTGACGATGTGGCAGACGGTGATCCGGTAAAGCGTGAAGACCTCAATTCGGTGATCTGGAATACCCTGGTTGGCATGAATCAGAATTCATTCTGGATTGCCAATTCTCACAATTTAGCGCCAGTTGTCGCCACCGCGATTTTGAAATGGCAGGCATCAGATCACGTTGAACGCACTGGAAAAGCAGATGCCAGATCATTTGTTTGGCGTGCTGGGTACTACGATGTAGTTCTAATGGCGGTTGCACTGTGTTACGGCACACAAGAAGCGACCAAGATCGCGCATGAAATTATGGCGTTGTACGGTGAAAAACTTGAAGATTACATGAAGGAGTTTGATCATGCCTGATCCGATATCAGCCCTAACGGTGGGAGGCGGTCTAATTGGTAGTCAAATGACGTCAAGCGCCACCAGGAGCGCAGCAGATACGCAAGCAGGCGCAGCCCAGGCTGGCATTGATGAGCAACGTAGGCAGAATGAAGTTGTCCAGCAGTTGCTTGCGCCTTACGTCCAGGCTGGCGGCGGAGCGCTCGGGGCTTATGCACCTTATCAAGAAGCTGGCGCTGGTGCATTGCCAACACTCCAACAATACGCGCAGGCCGGCGCACCAGCACTTGAGCAGCAGCAGGCGTTGATCGGCCTCAGAGGGCCAGAAGCACAGCGCCAAGCCATTGCAGGCATCGAGGGCGGTCAGCAGTTTCAAGCCCTGTCTCGGCAAGGTGAAAACGCATTGCTTCAAAACGCATCGGCTACTGGTGGCTTGCGTGGCGGCAACATTCAAGGCGCACTTGGCCAATTCAGGCCACAACTGCTAAACGAATTGATCAACCAGCAATATGGCAGGCTTGGCGGCTTGGCAGCCACAGGTGGCACGGTAGCGCAAAACCTGGCATCAAGTGGACTGAGTGCAACGGGCGAACTTGCAAGAATTGGGCAAGCATCAGCAGCTGGTGTTGGCACGGCTGGATCACAAACCGGCGCAAACATTGCCAATCTTTTGGGTCAGCAAGGCGCAGCTACGGCTGGTGGCATCATGGGGCAAAGCCAAGCGTTTAATTTCCCTGGTATGTTTGGCACTATTGCCAGAGGTCTTCCAACGTTTGCGCCGTCCGTCAGTGACAACGGGTACAGCATCGGCCAGGGCAGCGCTTATGGCGGTCAACGGGCAGGGTTTTAATCATGGTTCAACCAATCAATTACCTTCAAAACGTCCAAGACCCGTTTGCACAGGCCGTGCAGGGTTTACAGCTTGGCACTGGCATTGCCAACATCTACGCGCAGCGCGAATCAGACGAGCAGAAACGTGTTCAGCAAGCATTGGCACAAGCCGAGCAACAAAGATACCAGACTGACATAAGCACATTTTTTACAACGCCACCAGCAGAACGAAAATACGAAAATCTGGAACGCCTGTTCATGGGCGCTAACAAGCAGCAATTTGATGCGCTGCAAGCTGTTGGCAAAACCATGACCGATGAAAAGCTGGCAACGTCAAAACGATTTACTGGTCAAGTGCTTTCAGCATTGGAGTCAAACCCAGAGTCTGCCAAGCAACTGTTACGGCAATATGCAGAAGCAGAGACAGACCCCATGCAAAAAAAGGCATGGCAAGACACGCTCAAGCTGGCTGAAGTTTCACCAGATCAGGCAATCAAAAGCGTTGAACTAATGGGTGGCGCTGCCTTTGGAAGAGAATGGTATGAAGGAATTTCCAATGTTCGTAAATCTCGCAGAGAAGAAGCACAAGCACCAGGTCAACTGAAAAAAATTAACGCCGACGCCATTGTTGCAGAAGCGCAAGCCAAGTTTGCCCCAAAGAAATTTGGTTTAGAAATCAACCTGACTGAATCTCAGATTCAACAGGCAGCCGCTGCACGTCGTGCATCTGATGCTGCGGCAAAGAAATCTGGCGCAGAAGCAACCCGTGCCGAGGCAGAAGCTGCTCAGATGGCAATGGGCGTCATCCCTGCTGACAAGCGACCGGAGGTTGAGTCAAAGTTCCGTACTGAGTACAACAACCAGACCAAGCCTTATCAGGAAGTCAAGTCAGCCTACGGTCGAATGCTTGCGTCTGAGGACACTGCGGTCGGTGACTTGTCGTTGATTTTTGGTTACATGAAAATGCTTGACCCAGGCTCCGTGGTGCGTGAAGGAGAGTTTGCCACCGCACAAAATGCAGCCGGTGTGCCAGAGCGCATCATGAACATCTACAACAAGTTGATTAGCGGTGAACGTCTGAATGCCTCTCAGAGAAACTCCTTCAAGGGTCAAGCCAAGGGTCTGTACAACAGCGCTTTGGAAGGTGAAAAAACAGTGCGTTCTGGACTTGAGCGTATTGCCACAGGTTACGGACTAAACACAGCCAACATTTTTTACACGCCAACCGAGGTTGCACCAGTTGCGCAGACTTCACCAACGGCAACACCGATGCCGCCAGCCCCTGCTGCGGCAACTCGCCCTGCTGCTGGTCAACGAAACGTAACGGTGAATTACTAAAATGCCATATTCCATCACCACCAAAGATGGCATCACCATCAACAACATCCCCGATGATGTTGCACCAGACTCGCCTGATCTGAAAGCACGGGTTGCGGCAATTCGTGCCGGTAGTCCAGCTGCACAACCATCTGCCCAGGCTGCAAGCGCACAAGTTACGCCAACTCAACAAGTTGACCGTGACAAAGATGCAATTCAGATTTTGACGCAGGAGTTCCAAAAAGCACAAGGTAGAGTTCAGGCCGGCGACACAAGAGCGCAAGGTGATCTTGAATCAATTGGCCGTGAATTAGCACGCAAAGGCGTTACGGTTGATCTTGGTGCTATGCCTGCACTTTCTCCAGCATCTGCCCCCATCGCTGCCCCTATTGCTGCACCAGCCCCTGTACCAGCTGCACCACAAGCAGCACCGCCTCAGATGGGATTTTTTGAAGGTTTAGCCGAGCAGATTACAGGGTCAAGACGCGCAACACCTGAGACGCAAACGCTCCCAGAGTGGACATCAATGCCAGAAATGAACCAGATGAACATGGCATCGTTCAAATCTGCGCTTGGCACAATGATGAGCAACCCCAAGGAAACGGTGCAGATCCTGCAAGCCAATTTCCCCGGCGTCCAGGTTCGCCAAGATGCCAAGGGAAACTACCTGTTGCGTTCGTCGGTTGATCAAAAAGAGTATGCAATCACGCCTGGCTTCACAATGGGAGACATTCCCCGAGCCATTGGTGGCATAGCAGCATTTACGCCGGCCGGCGCTGCAAGAACTATTCCAGGCGCAATCCTTGGTTCTGGCGCTACGCAAGCAGCTATTGAAGCAAGCCAAGCGGCAACTGGTGGCAATGCTGGTCGAGGTGAACTTGCAGAGATAGGCATGGCAGCGGCTACAGGCCCAGCAGGGCAGATTTTGCAGCGAGTTGGGGCACCAGTAGTCCAAGCAGTCAGAAGCGGCGCACAGAGGGTTATGCCACGTCCTGGCCCTGCTCCTGCCCCACGAGTTGAACCAACCTTTGAAGCGCCACCTGTAACTCCAGAAGCACCACCTGTTGCACAAGCAGTAACACCAGCCGCCGCCCCAACTGTTACCGCCCCCGTAACGCAGGAGTTTGTCAATAATCTGGTGCAAAAGGCATCTGGCACTGGTTTTGGTTCAGCAGCAGCGCGCAACAAGCTGGCCGATCTTGCACAAATCAATGTTGGGGCAAAAGAAGCAGCTGACCGTCTTGGCATCCAACTGCCTGCCGATGTATTTAGCGATAGCCCACAGGTTCGCGCAGCCGCTGGTTTAACTCGATCAGTTGTTGCCAGCGAACCCGAAGCAGCATGGCGCACTACCGTTTCACAGGCCGTGGACAAGGCTGACGAGGTAATCAGGCAGTTTGATGCCACCTTTGTTGAAGGTTCAGTAGCGCCTGGTGTGGTTTCACAGAAGATCAAAGACTCACTGACAGCAACTCGATCTGACCTAAATGCACAAGCAAGCAAAATTTACAACTCCGTTGACGAAGTAGTTCCCAAAACGTCAGTAGTTGAATTGCCAAAACTCCAAGAAATTCTTGCGTCTGTTAAATCTGAAGTTGGCGAAAAAGGTATGTCAGCTGCCGAGCGCAATCTGGCCAAGATGATTGAAGAAGGCAATGTCACGTATGGCCGGCTCAAGCGTGAGAAAACGCTGATTGGCAAAGCAATTGACAAGCTGGAGTCACCATACGGCAGCATGGCCGAGGCAGACCTAAAGCGCCTATATGCGGCACTTGCTGACGATCAACTGACAAACGTTGGCAATATCGGTGGAGAGGAACTACGCAAGCAATTGCGTGCGGCCAATCTGATTTACGCCAAAGAGCGCGCATTAGGTCAACGCATTGTCAATGCTTTTGGCCAGGACATTGAAGGCAGCGTAGCCAATAAGATGCGTACCGCCATCACAGGCGCTGCCAAAGGCGATGCTGGCGAGTTCAATCGACTTCTCAAGATCGTTCCTGAAGACCTACGCAAAGAAACAATTGCCACAGCACTGGCATCCGTCACACGATCAACCCGAGGCGCAGAAAAAGGCGGCTTTGGCTTCTCCGAGTTTGCTGACATTTACCCCAAGTTACGTGCTAATCCACCTGTCTACAAGACGATTGTGGAGACACTTGGCAAAGACTCAGCCAACACGCTGCGCGATCTGTTTGAAGTCTCCAAGCGCGTCACTGAGGCCAGGGCTAATGTGATAGGTACAGGCAAGGCAAATCAAGCATTTGCAAACCCTGAAGGACTTATTGGCAAGGTGATGGATAGCACTACCACTCAGCGCCTTGTTACGACAGTCACAGGCCTGGTGCCTGGTGGTGGTGTAGTGGCCCCTGATATTATCAAATTCATGTCAACGGGTGCAGAGGAACGAGTTAAAGCGGCCGGCAAGCTGTTTGCTGATGAGGCATTCCAAAAACTTGCAGTCGAAGCGGCAACCAAACCAGCGCCAAGCGCAGCAGCACTTCGTCGCACGGCCATGTCACAATCCTTTCAGAATTTTGCAGATGCAGTTAAGCTGCCAAAAGCACTTGATTCAAGAATACAGTGGTTGCAGACTGCAACGCAAGCCGGCCGACAATTTGATCAGGAGAACCAGTAATGTCCGCACTCTCAATTCAGCCACCATTCCCGATCTTTACGGAGACGGATGGCCAACCTCTTGAGAATGGCTACATCTGGCTTGGCACGATCAATCTAAACCCAATCGTCAACCCAATCGCGGCCTATTGGGATGCTGCTTTGACCATTGCAGCTGTGCAGCCAATCCGCACGCTCAACGGTTATCCGGTGTACCAGGGTACGCCTGCCAGGATCTACGTCAACAGCGACTACAGCATTCAGGTGCAGAACCGCAATGGCAGCGTGGTGTACAGCGCACCAGCCGCAACAGAACGCTACGGCGGCATCATCAATGCAAGCGATGTGGTCTATGACCCCGCAGGCACCGGAGCCGTGGCTACGACTGTGCAGACTAAGCTGCGGGAGAGTGTGAGTGTCAAAGACTTCGGAGCCGTAGGCGACAACACGACCAACGACACTGCGGCGTTTCAAGCGGCTATTGATTATGCCAACAGCCTTTATGTAGGTGGCTCGCAACTTGGCGGTGGCGTTACTGTTTACATCCCGGCAGGGCGTTACAAACTTGGCGCGCTTATTTTAAAAAATGGCGTCAATCTTCAAGGCGCAGGAAAACTAAACACACAACTGCGTGTGTTTGGTAATAACACTACGCTTATTGCTGCGTCAGCAAACACAGCCACTCAAACCAGTGCTGGGAATTTATTTTACGGTTCGTGGAAAGACTTTGCCATTTACTCGTGGGAAGGTGCAAACGGTTCAACGCCAACCGGGCAAGTTGGCTGGGATGCAATCGGTTTCAGTCGCTGGTACTGCGAGAACATTTATTTTGGCTGGGGTGCTGGTTTTATTGGCATCAGAATGACCAATGCTATTTTGGCGGGTAGCGGTGGCCCATCAAACTGGTACAACACATTTGTTGGATGCTTCTGTGAAAAGCATTACTTGGGGGCGGGTGGGGTTGGATTGCAGCTTGGCGACACTTCCAGCACCAAAGAGCAGATTACCACATGGAACTGGATCGGCGGCGCGATTCGCGGCAGTGGTGACGGAACGGGTACAGGGCTGAATTTACAGTCTGGTACTGGATGCACGTTTTACGGCGTCACGTTTGAAGCTGTTGGCAACGCTGTGCTGCTTGGCTCCGCTGCCGGCACTCGATTTGCCAACAGTATTGACTTCATCGGATGCTATTGGGAAGGAAACACGGTTAACTGGAACGTGTACGCAGGTTGCACAAACAACGGTTTTGTCGGTGGTTTTCAAACGGGAGGCACTGCCACAGATAACGGAAGCTACACCCGATTTGCTATTCCTGGTGGTACCAAATCGCACATTCAAGGATCAAGCGCAAACGACTACTGGCAAGTCCGTATGCTCAATGGCGGCGTCAATCGACCTAAGTTTATCTCGGCAAGCACGGTATCGGGAATTGATTTTGTAGACAACCTTGCTAATGCGGCAAACATTTACATAGTGCCGCAATCATCGGCATCCTTTAATTACCTAAACGCAACCGCTAATTTTACAACTCCGTTATGGGAATCTGGAACCGGGGGGTTTAGTCCCGGCGATGACAACGTAAAAGTGCTTGGCCGTAGTTCGCTGCGATGGAGTACGGTTTATGCGGCAACCGGCACGATCAACACTTCAGATGCTCGCGAGAAGCAGCAGATTCGCGATCTGTCTGACGCAGAACGCGCCGTGGCAGTGACTCTAAAAAGCATGGTTCGAGCTTATAAATTCAACGATGCAGTTGAAAAGAAAGGCGACAGCGCTCGCATCCACATTGGCGTTATTGCTCAGGAAGTTGTAGCAGCATTTGAAGCTGAAGGGCTGGACGCCAACCATTACGCCATCATTTGTTATGACGAGTGGGAAGCAGAACCGGAGATGCTGAACGACGACGGAACGGTTATTCGTGCGGCAAAACCCGCAGGCAACCGCTACGGCGTGCGCTACGAAGAACTGCTGGCATTTATTATCTCGGCGCTATGACCTACACCGCCACCGGCCTAATCCTTTGGTACATGCGCTTCTGCGGCTTCCAAGGCTGGACGTCGTTCTGGGGCGCAATCTACCTTGCCCCAGGCTACGAGCTGCACCAAGGCCTGATCCGGCACGAGCGCAAGCACTTGGAGCAGATGCAGCGCGATGGTAAATTGATATATCTCATAAAATACAGTTACTGGCTGCTACGATACGGGTACTTGAATAACCCGTACGAAGTTGAAGCCAGAGCGGCTGAACTTTAGAGAGATGAATCATGACAGACGATGATTTCAAACGACTGGAAAACAAGGTTGACAAACTAACCGACGCCGTTGGCAAGTTGATTCTGTTTGAGGAAAGGCAGGCCACGCAAGGACTAAGGCTTGGCGGTGTTGAAACCAAGCTCGGAATTCAAGAGGTTCACTTGCAGCGCATTGACAAGAAGGTCGACCAGTGGGTTAACCGTGGTGTCGGCGTCTGGGCTGCGGCGGCCATTGTGTTTGCAGTGGTCAAATACTTAGACAAATGACACCGCATTTCAGCCTGGAAGAATTCACCGCCAGCGACACTGCGGCTAGGCTGGGCATTGACAACCGATTACCTGATGAACTGCGCGAAAACGCACTGAAAACTCTAGAAATGATGGAGCGTATTCGGTTCCACATTGATGCGCCAATCACAATCACATCAGGATACCGCTGCAAGGCTCTAAACGGCGTCATAGGCTCCAAACCCGGCAGCGACCATACATTGGCCTT